TTTGGTGGAGTTCGATCAGAAGCCCAAGGCCGAACAGGAACAGCTCCTCCGGTCCTCGGGCCTACCCATCAGCGTCCTCATCGACTCCGGTGGCAAATCCATCCACGCCTGGGTCCGCGTCGATGCCCCCAATCGCAAGGAATGGGACGCCCGCAGGGATCTCATCTACAGCAGCATCCCGGGCATCGATCCCAAGAACAAGAACCCATCGCGCTTCTCCCGGCTCCCGGGCGCATGGCGGGGCTCGGAGAAGCAGAAGCTGTTGGCCAACTCCATAGGCGCTCGCTCGTGGGAGGAATGGCTCACCGACCGCGAGTCCATAGACGACAGCGCCACGATCGTGTCGATCAAAGACCTGATGCACTTTGATTCGGACAACGATCCGGACAACCTCATCGGCAAACGGTGGCTCACCCGCGGCTCCTCCATGATCCTCAGCGGCGGCACCGGCATCGGGAAATCCTCCCTCATGATGCAAATCGTCATCCGGTGGTGCCTCGGCAAGGACTTCTTCGGCATCGCTCCGGTGCGGCCATTGAAGATCGGGGTCATCCAAGCCGAGAACGACAAGGGCGACCTCGCCGAAGCCTTCCAAGGAGTTGGACTAGGACTGGACATCAGGCCAGATGAGATGAAGTCGCTCCAACAACAACTTGAGTTCCGCACCGAGGCCGTCCGCACCGGTGACGCATTCCTGGCCTACGCCCGCCGGTTCATCCTCCGCTCCAAGCTCGATGTCATCGTGGCCGATCCGCTCTTCTCCTACTTCGGCGGCGATCTCAGCGATCAGGGCGAGGTCAGCGTGTTCTTGCGCAACAAGCTCCAGCCCATCCTCCACCAGACCAAGGTCGCTTGGATCTGGATGCATCACATCTCCAAAGCCCAGCGCAAGGACGGAGAGCCCATGACCACCATGGAACTCGCCCACTCCGGGTTCGGATCCAGCGAACTCGCCAACTGGGCGCGGGAGATCGCTGTCCTGGCAGAAGTAGGCCAGTCGAAGCCTCGTAGGTTCCAACTGGCCTTCTGCAAGCGGGGATCGAGACTGGATGCTAACTCACTTCATCTTCAGCATTCTCCCAAGGGGATTGTGTGGGAGCAGTGGAATCCGATGGTGATGACCGGGGCGCAACTGAAGGAGCCGAAGCCTCCTGATCGGCGGCCAAGGCGGCGCGGATAGGGCCCCAATAATCATTGTAAGCCTTCCGGTTAGCCGCCTCTTCCTCTTCCCGCTTCTTACGCTCCAGCTCCTCAGGATCCACATCCGGGGAGCTTTTCTCTTCATGGTCCTCATCGTCTGAGTCGGCCACATCCTCGGTCTTCTTGCCTCCCTTGCGACGACGCAGCCACACTACCTCACCCTTCACCTTACGAAGCTCAGACCTCAGAGAGGATATATCACGCTTCATCTCAGTGATCATTGCTAACAGCATTGATACCTTATCAACCTCCTCGGCGGGAACCCAATCACAACCACGCCACTGGCGATGGATACGATCGAATATCAATACCGCGCTCTTCATGTGGCGCATCGAATCAAACGCACGAAGCGCACGCCCCAATTCACACCTCAGGTTCTCGCGGATGTAGGTCACGACCTCGGACCGAGTAGGGTCTGCGTCGTGCCTCATCGGCGGCATCAGGCGGAACATGGCGCGGAGGGTGGAACCATTCTCTAGATAACTCATGGGAGAACCAAGGTACGTTCTCCCAGGACACCCGTCAAGTATCCAGAAGGAACTTCCAATCACGGTCCCAGAAAGTTCCGCGCCCCCCCCGCTATCTCCCCTAAAAGGGAGTCTTAATACTCCCTTAAAAGGGAGTCAAAAATAGCATCGCCGAGACGCTGCTGGGGCGTTTTAAGACGCCCCGCGCTCGGCGGCCATTTTTGAGAACCCCCGATTCCGGATTGCGAAACTCGGAAGCAGGGGATCCGGAGGGTAGGAGGTAGGGGTATCGGAGCACTGAAACCGGAATGGCTGGTCCGATGGATGGATATGGATGCCCAGCGCAAGCGCTGGAAGGGGTCTAGGAGGCGTCGGAGGGTACGGGAAGGGTGGAAGGACGGTAGGCGGGGTTATCGGGGCTCTGGCGGGGGAGCAGATCAGGCTCGAAAGTCAGCACATGGAAGTCGATCATGTGGCGGAGGTACGCTCCCCATGACCTGAACCCCAGTTCATTGGCCCGCTTCTGGAGAAGCGTGAGCATCCGATAGTCGATCTGGAATGAGGTTGTAGTGAGAGACGCATCACTCATTGGCCAACTCCTGTATGAGTACACGGAATGCAAGTTCAGCGGTATGCGGTACTACTCCATTTCCCAATAACCTTAACTCATCCGTTCTATTGTCACAGGTGACGCACAGCTCGGCATAGTCCAGCCCACTGGGAGGCCCATCAGGGTCTCCACCCAGCGGGGGTTCAGCTTGCCGCATCCCATTGCCTTCGCTTCCGCATCCGGCAGCATCGACGCCAGCTTCTCCCGATTCCCGGCTCCACCTGCAAGACCCGTCGGACCTCCCGTCACTCCCGCTGACGCTGGAGTCGGCCACGTCTCGGACTTCATCTGATTGCTCAGACCCACCTGCCTCGACTTGTCGCTCCTCCTGTCGCTCGCATCCGGTGTCGCCCACAACCCTGGGCGGCTCCCATCCGTACTGCTGCTCGCCGGGACGGCTGGGCCATGCACTTGATTTGATAGAGTCAGGTTGAACCCCTTCGGAAATGCTTCCGTTATTGTGTGGCCCTTCCACTCCCTGGCTGATGGCGTTGCCCACGTCTTGACCACCACCGTGGTCAGGCTCTCCTGACTGCCTTTCATGCCTCGGGACCGATCCTGAAAGCCCTGCCGCACCTCCGAGGCCACTGGCGACGGCCATTGAGCCATTGCATTGGGAAGCGTGTCTGCTGGGTGTCCCTTCCGTTCCTGTCTCCCGGAACCACTCTCTCCCTTGTAATCCCTTGTCGCAGCGGTGGGCCAAGATGAACACCCGTTTTCGCTGATGCGGTGCGCCGACTTCAGACGCGCTGAATATGCCCCACGTCGTTCGATAACCCATTCCTGCCAAGTCTTCGATGACGTCGGACAGCCCCAGGCTGATATGTCCTTCGACGTTCTCAAAGAAGCAGATCCGTGGTCTGAGAAGTCGAATGCCATCTGCAATCCACGGCCACAGGTGCCGCGGGTCTTGCTTTCCTTTGCGCTGACCGGCTGCGCTGAATGGCTGACATGGATATCCCCCAGTGAGGATGTCCACGCGGTCACGAAATGCTTCCCAAGGGAAGGTCTTAAGATTCGGCCAGATAGGTGCTGGGTCCATAAATCCCGCTTCCATTTTCGCAACCAGATTTGCGACGGCGAAGGCTTCGATCTCACAAAGAGCGACTGTGCGCAGATCTGGGATTGCTCGCTGGAGTCCAAGCTCAATGCCTCCGTATCCAGCGCATAGGCCAATGTGTGTAATTGCTTTGGTAGTATCCATGTGTCCATAGGGTTAAACGCTTTCGGGGGACACGAAGAAGTCAGATTCGTCTCCGTTCATCGTCACGCCGTTGGCCCATGTAAGGCCCCAGCATCCTTTAGTCGATGGGCAAACGATCAACCATTGACCGATTGAATCGCATACCACCCGATATAAGCGGTTCTTCCAATGCACAGTCTTGCCGGCCAGCACCGCCTCTTTGATCTCGTTGAGTTTCATGTCGGGACACACCATACCGCTCCATGCTCAGTCGTCAACAGGAAAAGTGAGGGAGATGGAAAGAATATTCTGGACCGCTCCATGCTCGGGGCTCGGGGGTTCCGGATTCCGGGTTTCCGAATTCCGAATCTGGTATGGGGTATGGGGTGCGGGGCATAGCCCGGCATGAGCGGCACATGAACGGGTAGGACATCGCGTGTCTCACCTGGTTGGACATTGGGTATCCTAAGGGGGGGCGAAACCTGGGGGCGAGGGTAGGGGAACTAGGTGACCGAGTAGGAAGGAAGGAAGGGGACCGAGTGGACGCCGAATCCGGGCAACAAAAAACCCCTAGGGGGAACCTAGGGGTGGAGGGGGAATGATTGGCCTACTTGTCAGCCATTGCCAGCGAGAGCGCTTAGCGCCATCAACGCAACGAAGAGGGCCGCAAGGAGGAGATAACCCAAGGCGCGGAATAAATCGCTCACAGTGCGGCCTCCCAGTTCTCCTCAATCCAGCGGTGAATGGTTTCGACAGTCTCGTCGCAGTCGCAGTGAACGCCGCAGCCTGTCGGGTTCTGGACGCGATCAAACCGGAGTTCCACGAACTCTCCAAAGCGGGATTCGATCATCTCTTCAAGGTTGTCCAGAATGCGGGACACGTCGCGAACTGTCGCGGAGCTTCCCCAGTAGGAAGGCTCCGTCGGGAGTTGGATTAAAACGGATTTCATCGGTTCAAAAGAGTTGAATGATTATCCCGCCGTCGAATTCCACAACCTGCGTTTGCTCGCGCAGCCATTCCAGAGCCTCGGATTCATCCGCGAACTCTTGGCCGTATTCCTTCGACGCAACGATGGCGCTGTCATGCTCCGCCCACTCGCAACAAATGCCCACGGGGTCTAGCTCAAGCTCAACGCCGCAGGAATCCTCGTATTCTTCGAGGTACTCAAAGAGCGCGAAAAGAGCGGGGCGGGAGAACTGGGTTTCCCTCCCGCAGGCGCGGAAAGCTTCGACGAATTGGTAACTGGTTACTGTGGTTTTCATGATGTTTGAATCGAGCGTTGATCGCCCGCCATTCCCTACCAGTTGCCCGATAGGGAAGCGCGGGGAATCAGCGACGGATGATCCCTGCGGCCCGCATAGCCTTGCGCCAGTACTTCAGGCGGCGCGGAGGATTCGACCGGTCGAAATGAAGAGACTCGGTGCGGATGCTGCCGTCACGGAAGTTCTCATCACCGTAAGTCGAGAGCCACTCAAAAGCCTCACCACGGGGCGGATAACACGAAGGCACGGGATGATCGCGCATAAGCGAAACCAGCTCGCGGAAGCTCACAGGCTCCGAGATGGACACGAAACCGGACTCGGCAGCTTCTCCGTCCTCCGCAGATTCAGGCGTGACGGTTTCAAAGGTGCGGGAGATGAGGATCACAGAGCACCTCCTTCGATTTCCTTCATGATCGCCCGAAGCGCCGTGTCAATGTGGGAGTTCTGAAGGTAAACCCACGTGTCCATCGAACCGGCGGCGCGATTCACGGAATAGAACAGGTCCCAGCGGAGCCGCTTTTCAATGTCCTTCGCCTTCCCTTCCTTACGGATAAATTCCCGGTGCGCGGGGATGCGGGAAGCAAGCGGGCGGCAGGAATCGAGCAACCAAGTGTAGTGTTCGGGGCGCATCTTCACAGGGCACCTCCGATGAAGAACTGCGCGAAGCAGTAGGCCAAGGCACCGAGGACGATGGCGCAGGCGATGAGGAGGGCCAGCGCTTGGATGAGGGATTTGAGGGATTTCATGATTTGAGAACCGGCCACTATGGCCGGACCAGAGGGATCACCCTTGCGGGTAATCCACCGGATCCGGTCACTTAAGCACTTCCAAGCGATCGCAGTCGAAAAGGGAACGGGCTCGCTTGACGGTCGCGAGCAAATCGAAAGAGCCCCAACGCCAAGGCACTAATACTTCCCCGTCGCCGCCGGCCTCGACGATACGGTACCGGTATTGTCCGGATTGCGGTTCACACTCGATTTGAAGAATGGAGATCATGTCGACGACAGGATGCGACAGGATGCGACACCCGTCAACAAGGAATTGATCGCTTGAAGGGGAAAGCCCAAAGGGGGGGCATGGCGAAGTCAAAAGTGGTTGCCCTGGAGCCCCTGGCAAAGGGGGTAGGACATGCAGTGTCTGAGGGGGGGAAGGGTAGGTTGAGGGCAAGGCCTGAGAGGGGCACGAAAATGCGCCTGTCAGATGAAGTAAAAAGAAAGGCGCTTGAAGCTGCGCAGTACGGGATGCCGATCGATCGGATAGCAATCCTTTGTGGGTTCCCCGCGGGCAATCAAACCCAGTGGGCGCGATGGATCAATGCCAACCCTTCCTTCCAGATGGAGTTGGACCAAGCTAGGGCAGAGGGGGAATTGACTCTGCAACGCCGCATCATCAATGGGGAGTCGAACTGGCAATCGGCAGGTTGGATGCTTGAGAGAACCCGCGGGTACGTAGCCCGTGCTCAATTGGAACACACTGGCAAGGGAGGAAAGGAGTTATCGGTATCCGGAGCCCTACTCGGAGCATTCGGAGGTAGCAAATAACACCACGGGGGGAGGACCACCCCCAAGAGGGGGGTGGGTGTTACCTGTATACCCCCTCCCCCTACCGACCCCAATTTTATGCCAGTCAAGCAAATTAAGCGGAAGAAATCCCCTTCACTCGGAATGGGTTCTCACATCCCTGCGTGGAAGCAGCGCAAGCTCTTGGAGGAGGCGCAGCAGCTGAAGAACTTCCCGAAGATGATGCTTGGCCTACGCGATACGTATCCTTGGCAGGAGGCGGTGCTCGGGGCGTTGAACGAGAAGCACTCGAAGGTAGCGCTGAAGGCGGCGAACGGCTCTGGCAAGACGAGCATGGTCGCGGCGTCAGCCGTGATCTGGCACATGCTCCGCTGGCCGGGGAGCTTGGTCGTCTGCACCGCTGGCGTGTACCGACAGGTGGCCGACGCTCTGTGGCCTCATCTGCGGAAGATGATCAATGGCTTGGGTGGTGAGGAGAACGGCTTCTCGATCAAGGATGGTGAGATCCGCTACGTGTACCCGAAGAAAGTGGACGGCCAGGAGCTGATCAGCCGGTGCATCGGCTTCAGCGCGAGCAACCCGGAGAAAGCGGAGGGCTGGCACGTGCAGGGTCCGAGCAACGACCTGATGTACATTGTTGACGAGGCGAAGGCGGTACCGGACGGGATATTCCAGTCGATGGAGCGGTGCCAGCCGACGCGGACCCTTCTGATGAGCAGCCCGGGCGGTAGCTCCGGGTACTTCTATGACGTCTTCAGGCGGAACGATGGCAAGTGGCAGACCTTCACGGTGACGGCTTACGACTGTCCGCACATCCGGAAGGAGTGGATTGATGAGCAGATGGCCCGCTGGGGCGAGGGTCACCCGCTGGTGCGCTCGATGATCTACGCGGAGTTCATGGAGGATGACGGGAGCCTGACAGCCGTTAAGACCGCCGACTGGCAGAAGGCCGTCAGCTCGCCTGCGAAGGAGGAGACGGAGGGCCACCGCCTGACCGCGGGCTGCGACTTCTCGGCCGGAGGCGACGAGAGCGTGATGGTGGTGCGCCAGGGGAACACGGTGAAGGCTCTGATCCGCTGGCGGGACAAAGACACGATGGCCAGCGTGGGCCGGTTCATCGCGGAGTTCCGGAAGTGGAAGCTGAAGGCGGAGGACATCTACGCGGATGTGGGAGGTATGGGCGTTGTCATGTGCGACGCGCTCCGGGCTGAGGGCTGGGATGTGCGGCGGGTGAATTTCGGTGAGCGGGCCATCCGGGATGATCAGTTCGTGAATCGGGCGGCGGAGATGTGGATCGAGTTCGGGAGGATGGTGGAGGAGGGGAAAGTGAATCTGGGACCGGTGGGGACGGACGAGGTGCTGCTCCAGCAGTTCGTGAGCCGCAAGGTCCGGACGAACGGGAAGGGCAAGCTCACGCTGGAGGGGAAGGATGAGCTGCGCGCCAGAGGGGTAAACAGCCCGGATCGGGCGGATGCGATGGTACTGGCCTTCTGCGGGGGTGGCGGGAAGCGGATGGATGAGTACATGAAGGCGCTGGGCGAGGATGGTCGGAGCCTGCTGGAACGGATGGAGGATGAGCTTGGCCCGCTTGAACCCGAGGGGGTTGCGCTTGCTGGTTGCGAGGTGGGGGGATAAGAGGAGGGGAGGACATTTATGATGACCGATAAACAGCGGAGTGCGTTGCAGGGGCAGATTGTCGAGGCTGTGGGCCAGCGCAGCCCGTGGGAGCTGCGGCAGACGAGGTGGTACGAGCTGCGGCACCATGGATTGCGCCGTACGAACAAGCCCTGGCCGAAGGCCGCGGACCTGCACTGGCCGCTGATCGATACCGCGATCGAGAAGCTGAAGCCGCTCTTCCTCCAGCAGGCGCTGGGAATGGATGTGGTGGCCAGCTTCGTGCCGATGCGCCAGCAGTTGAACGCGTACACGAAGGTCGCGGAGGACTGGTTCAACTATAAGATCCGGGAGAAGACCAACTTCGTGGATGAGGTCCTGAGCTGGGTGGACTACACGCTGATGAGCGGGCGCGGGGTGATGAAGTGCTTCTGGAATCCGGGCGATAAGCGGGTGGGATTCGAGGCTGTGGACCCGATGTATTTCGTGGTGCCGGCGTACACGGTTGACCTCCAGGATGCGGACTGGGCGGTGCATGTGATGCCGATGAGCGTGCCGGCGTACAAGCGCATGGCTGGCCAGTTCGGGTGGAAGGCGGACTCGAAAACGATCGAGAAGATCCGTGGGAACCCGCAGGAGGACGACAACATCCCGGGCGCGGCGACCGAGGACGATGCGAAGCAGTTGCGCGAGGGCATCACGTACACGAACAACACGGATGGAGTGATCGTCTGGGAGGTGTACCGGAAGCGGGATGACGGTGTGTGGGAGGTGTATCTGTACAGCCCCGCGGCGGTGGATCTCGACCTCCGGGACCCCATGGAACTCCCCTATGACCATGGCCAACTTCCGTTCGTGGATTTCCCGTACGAGATCAAGGACAAGGGCTGGTTCAGTCCGCGTGGCGTGTGCGAGATCCTGGCTCCGTTCGAACTGTCCATGACCTCGATGTGGAACCACAAGCATGACGCGATGACGCTGTACAACCGCCCCCTGTTCCGGGCGGAGCGGGAGCTGCCGAACAGCATCAATCTGCGGTTCCAGCCGGGGCAGATTCTCCCCTATGGCGTGGCCCCGGTGCAGATGCCACAGCCTCCGGTGAGCTTCGATCAGGAGCTGAACCAGACCCGGGCTGTGGCGGAGAACCGGATCGGTAGCCCGGATTACGGGATGTCCACGGTGATGAGCGGTGGCAGCGACCGGAGGACCGCGACCGAGATCCAGAGCATCAACGCGCAGGCCATGCAGAGCGGCGATCTCCGGGCTCGTCTGTTCCGTATGGCGCTGGGCAAGCTCTACCGTCAGGCGTGGGGTCTTTACATCCAGTACGATGCCAAGAGCTTGCGCTACCGGTTTGCGGAGGACTCGCTGGAGGCGGACCCGATCGCGTTGCACGATCAGTACGAGCTGGAGCCGAAGGGTGGCATGGACATGGTGAGCCGGCAGATGATGATCCAGCAGGCCATCAATCGGAAGCAGTTGTTCATGAACTCGCCCTGGGTGGATCAGGTGGAGCTGGACAAGAGCATCATGGAGCTGGACGACCCGAGCCTTGTGAAGCGGCTGCTCCGGGATCCGGGCCAGAAGGCGGCGGACGAGCTGGAGGATGAGACCAAGACGATCCCGACGCTGCTCGTGGGCATCCCGGTGCCGGCGAAGCCGGGCCAGAACTACGCGGGTCGGATCGGGGTGCTGATGCAGTACCTGAATGGGGCGATGCAGCAGGGCCAGCAGTTGAGCCCGGTGAGCAAAAATGCGTTCATGATGCGGATCGATAGCTTGCTCCAGGGCTACGAGCAGGTGGCGACGAACGAGGCGCGGAAGCTGCGGAAGGAGATCCAGAAGTTCTTCGAGAGCACGGGATTGCTAGCGGCTGAGGCCGCCCCGCAACCCCCCGCTCCGGTCCCCCCTGAGGCTCCCGTGATGTAACAAGGATGATCACCGTGACATGTAAGGATTGTCGGTTCTATTGTGTGGACGGGACTTGCCGCAGGTTCCCGCCCGCTGGGAGGCCTAGTTGTTGGCCTACTCTCAATTCCAACGACTGGTGCGGCGAGTTCGAGGCCAAGAAGGTTATGATACCGCTCACCGAAGGAACCGTCGTCCAATGCAACGTCGCGCCGGCTACCCCGCGGGAGATCGAGCCGGGAGGCTTGCAGCCGCTTGAGGAGGGCATTGCACCGAAGATGCGGGTCCAGCGGAAGAAGCCGGTGTCCGACCTCAAGGAGATTCAGGAAACACCGTTGTTCGGAGGCGAATGATATGGCTGAATACCAAGGCAAGAAAGTAACGCTCAACAAGCCCTTCTACACTCCCGGCGAGAAGAAGAAGAAGGCGGTTTATGTTCGCAATCCCAAGGGTACCGTGATCAAGGTCCGATTCGGTGATCCGAATATGGAGATCAAGCGGGATGATCCGGAGCGTAGGAAGAACTTCCGCGCACGGCATAACTGCGATACGGCCACGGACAAGACCACGCCGCGTTATCACTCGTGCAAAGCGTGGTGACCCATTTCCAACATGAAGAAGAAATCCAAGTTCAGTAAGCTTGCCACCCAGCTCAAGAAAGAGGGTGCCGATGATCCCAAGGCTCTCGCCGCGTGGATCGGTCGCAAGAAGCTCGGTGCCGCGGAGTTCATGCGCCGCGCCGCCGCGGGTCGGAAGAAGGCTGCAAAGTAACCATGATCTCCATCATCGCACGAGTCCGCGCTGCTTGGACCTTTGGCCGACATCAGTGCTGGGTGAATCCATTGCCGTGGCGCAAGGAGGATGCCAATGCACTGAGCAACTTCTTCAAGAGCGATAGCGGGAAACGCTTCAAAGACGCTTTGCTGAATACCGTTCTCATGCAGAACGCTTCAGCCATAACTGACCGAAACCATTTGCAATACTCATCAGGCTTTGCAATGGGTCAGGCCAGTCTTGTGAAGGTCATCGAGATGATGGCCGACCAAGAATCAATTACGGGGCAGGAAGATGATCCGGATTCTGCCACGAACACATAGGATCAAAGTTGCGGTTGTTGGTCTGTGCGGACCAGCAAACGAGTAAAAGCACAATATGGCAGATGATACACTGAGTGCCGATGCGATGCTCGCCTTGGCCAATGACTACGATGCCGGTGTCGATATCGACAGCCAGCCAAAGGAGCAGTCTCCAAATACCAATGAGACGGCTCCGGTTGAGCAAGATTCCTCCGATGCGGGGAGTGCCAGCAAAGAGGTCGATGGTGGCGAGCAGGAAGTAGGCACGAGCCGATCAGAGCCCGAGGCGAAGGCCGAGAAGAAGACAGAGCCGAAGACGGAGAAGGACAAGAGCAGCAAATTCGCTCAGGAACAGAACCGAAAGGCGAAGACCTGGGAGCAAATCAACGCTGAGAAGGAGGCCCTCAAGGCCGAGCGCGAGGCGGTGAGGCGGGAAAGGGAGGAGTGGAGCAAGCAGCGGGAGCAATCCAAGGCTGCTGAGACCAGTTCCTTCCGAGATGAGAAGGGCTACACGGCAGAGGACT